CTGGAAGTGGGTGGATCCGGCCAAGGAAGGCGCCGCGGCCAAGGCCGATGTCCGAGCCGGCTTCAGCACCCTCACCGATGTGCTCGCAGAGCAGGGCGAGGACCTGGAAGAGCACTTCCGCCGCCGGCGTGACGAGATCGCGCTGGCACGCCAGTACGGCCTGACCCTGGACACCGATCCGAGTCAGGTCACAGACAAAGGTCAAGTGCAGTCGGCTGCACCGGCCAATGCAGAGGACTCCTCGGCCACCTCGGGCGCTGGTGCTGAGCCCGATGGAGACGACACCGACACCACCACAACCGCGAGCTGATCCACCATGAGCCTCTCAGTCATCATGCTGCGCAACGTGCGCTATCAGGGCGTGGAACTTGTCGCAGGCTCCACCCAGCCACTGCCTGATGACTTTGCGCGCCAGCTCGTCTACGAAAAGCGCGCCAAGCTTGCCAGCACTGACCCCGCTGCCCAGCAGCCGTGGCTACCTACGCCGCAGCAGGCCCTGGCCCTACAGGCGCTGACCGCCGGCGCGCTGGTTCGTGGACGTGGCGTCATTGCGCCCCGCAGTGCTTTCCACCAAAGTGGCTTTACCAGCACTGGTGCCGTGCAGTACACATTCATGGCGGAGGTGGAGCACGAGGCGCCTTTTGACTACATGCGCGTGCGTGTGCCTGGTGGTTTGGGCACCACCTGGGTGCTCGGCGGGTTGAAGTTCGCGGCGGCGCCTCAGGCCGGCATGGACGGGACCACCTTGTCATGGGTGCAAGGCAGCTTCTCATCAGCGGGTGCAAACAGCCGGCCGCCCGCGCTGGCAAACACACCAACCACGATCACCGTTCCCACCAAGGGGGCAGGCGCTGGCGGCAACATCGTCACCCCGTACGTCTGGTCCGACTGGGCCCAGGTGTCGTCGGTCGAGCGCACCGATGGCGGCCGCGGCTGGCTGTCGCAGATCCGCATGCTGTTGCCAACCTCGGCCTCCTACATCACGGTCAACGGCACCGACGAGGCGTTGGTCTACAACTCCACGCCGCAGATGCGCAAGTTCCGCGGGCAGCGGGTCACAGGGGACGCGCTGACCACCATCACCGCGATGACGCCGGACGACAACAACGCCTACTACGCGATGGACCTGGTGGAAGTCTGCAGCCGCGTCGCGGGCCCCACCGTCTACCACTTCGGCGACAGCATCGACCGCGGCCAGGGCTACACCGATCCCACGCTCGGTCGCGTCAACGCCGGCTCGCTGGCGGTGGATCGCGTCAGTACGCCGGCTGCGCCGCTGCACTACGCCAACCTGGCCATCAGCGGACGCACAACCGCGAACATCCGCACAGATGTCCGCGACCTCCTGAACAATGGCTATGCCACCGCCGTGATCTGGCCAGCCGGCTCGCCAAACGATCTGGCCGGTTCACGCGACCTCACCGCGCAATGGCCAGACACCCTGGCGTTGGTGCTGCAGTGCGTGGCTGCAGGCGTCACTCCCATCATTCGCTCGTGCCTGCCTGAGCCCACGCTGACAACCGCTGAAGACGCGCAGCGCCTGGACCTGAATGCACGCTGTGCCATGTTGATGCGGGCCATCGGCGGCATCTACATCGATGCCGCCGCCAAGATCACCGATGGTGGCACGCCAGAGCGCATTCAACCCGGCCTGACCGGCGCTGACGGCAAGCATCCGAACCAGGCCGGGACCGTCCTGGTGGCCGATGCCTTTGAAGTTGCCTTCCGGTCGCTGCTGGGCTTCTGATCCTTCACCCTCGCCCCATTCGACCATCCCTCCACCCAGCCGCCCGTGGCAACACCGGCGGCTTTTTTCATGCCCACACCATGACCACTGCCACCCTTGAACGCCGGCGCCTGCAGGATGGTGACGCCGCCCAACCGCAGCGCCGCGTTGTCCAGTTCCGGGCAGAGCAGTCCTCGCCCGTTGATCGTGAGGCCCGCACCGTCGAACTCACCTTCAGCTCCGAGTACCCCGTCGAGCGGTGGTTTGGCCTGGAGGTGCTGTCCCACGCTGCGGGCGCGGCTGACCTCAGCCGTCTCAACGACGGCGGCAACCTGCTCTGGAACCACGACACCAGCGACGTGCTCGGCGTGATCGAGCGCGCCTGGATTGGCACTGACCGGCGCGGCCACGCCGTCGTTCGCTTTGGCAAGGACGAGCGCGGCACCTGGGCGATGGACCAGGTCGACGACGGGATCCTGCGCAACGTCTCGTTCATGTACGTCGCCAGCGACTACGTCTGCGAAACGGCCGACCCCGACCGCTACAGCCCCGACGACACCTACACCGCCAACCGGTGGTGTGCCTACGAAATCTCGCTGCTCACCGTGGCGGCCGACCCCTCCGTGGGCGTCGGCCGCAGCGCCGCGGAGCAGCCCACCCAGACGCGCGTGCACGTCACCCGGCGTGCCCGCACGCAGCCCTCGGCAGCCGCCGAACAACCCCCTGAAGAAGGAACCACCATGAAGCGCAAGCACATCATCCAGGAGGCGGCCGAAGTCACCGCCACCACCGGCGGCACCGGCGTGGCCGCCATTCCCGCCGCGCCCGCCGCGCCGCGCGTGCCCACCGACTCCGACTGGGCCGACATGCGCCGCCAAGAGCGCGAGCGTCAAAACGCCATCAGCGCGCTGGGCCAGCGCTGGGCCAACCCCGAGCTGGCCCAGCTGCACATCGAGGGCGGCAGCACCATCGAGCAGGCCCGCGCCGCCTTCCTGGCCGCCCTGGACGAGAAGCAGCCCAAGCCCGTGGGTGCCAAGGTCGACATGACCGACAAGGAGAAGCGCGAGTTCTCGCTGATCCGCGCGCTCAACGCGCTGCACCGCCAGGACTGGAGCAAGGCCGGCTTCGAGCGCGAGGTCTCCAACGAGATCGGCCGCCAGCTCGGCCGCGAAGGCGCCTTCTTCATCCCCACCGATCTGCCGTTCGCCCCCAGCGAAGATCACCGCCGCGCCTGGATGCTGGCCGCCGGTGGCTCCAAGCTGGCCCAGATGCGCGCCCCGTTCGCGGTCGGCGCCTCCGGCACCGGCGGCGCGCTGGTGGCCACGCAGCTGCTGGCCGACAACTGGATCGAGGTGCTGCGCAACAGCATGGTCACCCCCAAGCTGGGCGCCCGCTTCCTGAGCGGCCTGGTGGGCAAGGTCGACATCCCGCGCCAGATCACCGCCGCGGCCACCTCGTGGGTGGGTGAACTGACCGCCGGCACCGAGTCGGAAGCCACTTTCGACAAGGTCAGCCTGACCCCCAAGAACATCACCAGCTGGGGCGTCATCAGCCGCATGATGCTGCTGCAGTCCACCCCTGCCATCGAGATGATTGCCCGGGCTGACCTGCTGGCACAGATCGGCCTCGGTCTGGACCTGGCGGCCCTGTCCGGCACCGGCACCGGTGGCCAGCCCACCGGCATCATCAACCAGTCCGGCGTGGGCTCGGTCGTGGGTGGCACCAACGGTGCCAACCTGACCTTCGATCACCTGATCCAGCTGTACAGCGCGCCCAAGATCGCCAACGCGCCGCAAAGCAACCTGGGCTTCGCCTTCAACGCCAAGGCCTACGGCTACCTCTCCACGCTCAAGGCGACCACCGGTCAGTACCTGTGGGATCCGCAGGGCGGCCTGTCCAACAACTCGCCGGACACCATCAAGGGCTACCCCTACGCCGTCAGTCAGCAGATGCGCAGCACCCTCACCAAGGGCACCAGCAGCGGCATCTGCTCCGAGCTCATCTTCGGCAACTGGCTGGAGTTGCTGATCGCCGAGTGGGGCGCGCTGGAGATCGCCATCAACCCCTACGACAGCACCTACTTCAAGTCGGGCGACGTGGTGATCCGCGCCATCCAGACCGCTGACGTGGGCGTGCGTCACGGCGCCTCGTTCGCCGTCATGTCCGACGCCCTGACCCCGGGCTTCTGATCCCCTTGAAGCCCTTGCTGGCCTGGCCGTTGGCCAGGCCAGCGCCACCACCCACTCTCTGGAGCACACCATGAAATTCATCGTCCGCGAAGGCTTCGTCATTCACGACACCCGCCTGGTCAAGCAAGGCGACCGCCAGGTCGAGCAGACCAACAGCTACTACGAAGGCGACCAGGTCGACTTCGACGAAGCCACCGCCACCGCCCACCTGCACAAGCTGGAGCCCGCCGACAAGGAGGCCACCAAGTTCGTCGCCGCCCGCTTCGTCCAGGTCGACACGCCGCCGCCCATGGGTGGCATCAACCAGGAGCAGTTCGCCGCCGCCGTGGCTTCTGCTGTGGCCCAGGCCCTGGCCGCTGCCGGCGTGCAGGCGCCTGCACCGCAAGCGCCGGCCGCCTGACGCCCGGCCATGCTCACCGAAAGCCTCAGCGTCTTCCTGCGCGACTTCGGCGTCACCTGCGTCGCCGGCGGTCGCACCTTCCTCGGCCTGCTGGATACGCCCGACGACACCATGAACATGGCCGGCGTCAACGTCATCTCAACCATGTACGAGTGCACCGTGCAGACCACTGATGCCCAAGCCGCGGCGCTCAGCAGCGGCAGCGCCATCACCGTGGCGGGTCAAGCCTTTGTGATCCGGGATCTGCTGCTGTTCGACGACGGGGCCTTCACCAAACTCACCCTCAGCAAGTAGGACACCACATGCCCAAGTACCGCATCCTCAGCGGCCACTCGTTCCGCGACGGCGACAAGCTCAAGATCGGTGGCGACACCATCGAGCTCGATGCCGACATGGCCGCCCTGCACGTCAGCAAGATCGAACCCATCGAAGACGAGCAGGCCCCGACCGCTGACACCCCCGGCGCCTCTGCCGACGGGCACGCCGCGGAGTAAGCCATGACCACTCTGCGCGAGCAGATCACCGCACGCATGGTGGTGGCCCTCACGGGCACCACCACCGCCGGTGCCAACGTGTACCGCTCGCGCGAGAGCAGCATCTCTCGCGGCCTGACCCCTTGCATCGTCTGCATGCCTGACGGTGAACAGTCCCAGCGCATCGGTGCGCTCACCGACCGGCACGAGTACGTCGTCAACGTCGCCATCTTCACCCGCGGCGACCCGTGGGACCAGATAGCAGACGCCATTGCCGAGGCCGCTCACCGCGTCCTCATGGCCGACCAACCGCTGCAGGCCCTGGCCACTGACATCCGCAAGATCAGCACCGACTACGAGTCCGAGGAGGCCGACCGCACCGCCGGCACCCTCAGCGCCCGCTACCGCATCACCTACCTCTCCAAGGCATCCGACATCGCGGCTGCCCCCTGATCACCACCACCACCCAAGAGGAACACCATGTCCCAGTTCGCATTCGGCACGGGCAGCCTGTGGGGCTACCAAACCCAGGACGCCTTTGGCAACACCATTGCCAACCTCACCCCCATCAAGTTCGGCGAGGTCCAGGATGTCGGCATCGACATCTCGCGTGACCTCAAGCTGCTGCACGGCCAGCTCATGCTGCCCACCGCCATCGGTGGCGGCAAGATGAAGATCGACATCAAGGCCAAGTTCGCCCGCGTCATGGGTCGCCTGTTCTCGGACCTGTTCTTCGGTCAGAGCATGTCCACCGGCAGCCTGCTGGGCATCGTCAACGACACCACCGGCGTCACCATCCCCGGTACGCCCTTCCAGGTCACGCCCACGGTCCCTGGCTCGGGCACCTGGCAGCGCGACCTGGGCGTCGTCGACTCCAACGGCCTGCCCTTCACCCGCGTGGCCAGCGGCCCCACCACCGGCCAGTACTCCGTCTCGGCGGGCGTCTACACCTTCGCCACGGCCGACACCGGCAAGACCGTCTTCATCAGCTTCCAGTACAGCGCCACCTCCGCCCTGGCCAAGAGCCTGTCCATCACCAACCAGCCCATGGGCTACGTGCCCACGTTCGGCATGGACCTGGCCATCGTCTTCAACGGCAAGCAGTCCAACTGGCGCTTCCCCAACTGCGTGTCCGGCAAGCTCGCCTTCGACCCCAAGCAGGACGACTTTGCCCAGATGGACATGGACATCAGCGTCTTCGCCGACGCTGCCGGCAACGTCGCCACCGTTGTCGCCTCGGAGTAAGCGCACCATGAAGACGACCCGCCTCGTTCTCTCCGCCGGCGTGCTGGTGCTGGGCCCCTTGCTCGCGGCCACCATCCGCGACAACAAGGACGACATCGGCCTGGCCCGCCGCAACCAGCTGGAGCCGCCCGAGTTCCTGGACCTCACCGTGCGCCTGGCCTTCGCCTGCGCCCGGCGGGTGGATCCGTCCCTCACGCTCGATGCCGTCGAGCAGCTGGTCGACCTCGAGAACTTCGGCGCCGTCTTCGCCGCCTGCTGGGGCGTCAGCACCCCGGAGGCCGCACCGGGGGAAGCACCGGCGGTGCAGGCACCCCCGTCGACCTGATCGACTGGGACGCCGAGCTGGCCGAGCTCTGCCACCACCTGGGCTGGACCTGGGAGGCGGCCGAGAGCCAGCTCGACCTGCACCGCCGCGCAGCCCTGCACCGGCATTGGCGCGAGCAGCCGCCCGTCGCCCGCCTGGTAGCGGCCTACCTTGACTACAAGCCTCCATCTGTGGCCGACGCTGAGCGTGACCAAAGCCTGCTGATGCTGCAGTCCTCCATGCGCGTCGACACAGCCGCCCCCAAGCTCGACTCGGGCGCCTGGGAGCGCCACATCGCCATGTACCCCAACCCCCTCACCGAACAGGCCGACCACCATGGGTGACTCCAACAAGGAAGTCCGCTACGAAGTCACAGCCGACCCGACTGGATTCGTCGCAGGCATGGAGCGTGCGGCCAGTGCCGCCACCTCATCCAGCGATGCCATCAAGGCCCAGTTCGACAAGGTGGGTGCTGCCTTTGACGCAGTGCAGAGCAAGCTGTTGGTCATTGCGGCCGTCGTCGCGGGCGGCAAGTTTTTCAAGGACGCCATCGACAGCACCAACCGCCTGACCGGCGAGACCATGAACCTGGCCAAGCGCCTGGGTGTCACAGGAGAGCAGGCCTCAGCCCTCAACACCGCGCTGGGCGATATCTACAGCGACAGCGACACCTACATCAGCGCCTTCGACAAGTTCGCCAAGCAACTCAAGAACAACGAGTCCGGCCTGCAGGCCATGGGTCTGCAAACGCGCGATGCCAACGGCCACCTGCGGGACTCCAACGAGCTGTTCATGGACGCCCTGCAGACGGTGGGCAACTACAAGCCCGGCCTGGACCAGACCACCGCCGCCATGACGCTGTTCGGCAAGGGCGTTGACGACGTGATGAAGCTGCAAAAGCTCAACAACGGCGTCATCGAGGACGCCCGTGCCAAGAACGAGGCCCTGGGCCTCACCATCACCCGCGAGGGCGTGCAGGCCTCCAAGGCCTACAAGGCCGCCATGAACGACGTGGGCGATGTCATGCTCGCTGTCAAGAACACGATCGGCCAGGCCGTCATGCCTGTGTTCACCGCGCTGGGGGAGTACTTTGCCAGCACCGGTCCTTATGTGTTGGCCGTCTTCAAAGGTGCGCTGACCGGTCTCATGCTGGTGTTCCGATCTTTGCAGGCTGTGGTCAAGGCAGTCTTCGGCTCCATCTTCGAAACCATCAATCACGCCGTCGATCAGTTTGGCAACCTCGGCGAGCTACTGGACAAGATCTTCAGTGGCGACTTCAAGGGCGCTGCTGACGTGGTCGATCGCATCGGCGCCCGCTGGAAGCAGGGCTGGAGCAACGTGTGGGAAAACACGCGCGAAGCATTTGGCGACGCTAGCAGCGAGCTGGCC